ACAACAGGTTCTTTGTGCTTGATTCCACGATAGATTTCGTTGAACCAGCGAACTTGCTGTTTTGCCTTGAGCTCGTCACGACGCTCTTTGGTGTCATAAGTGGCACCACGATACACGACTTTTGCCATTTGTTTACTCCTGAATGAATGGAATTTTCTCCTTTAACCTTGCAATATGCAGGTGATCCGAGTTTCCGTTCCTTCAGTCGTTTGCGTCCCAGTAACACTCAGGTGCAGATTCCTTAACGGTCTCTACTAATTCGATCTTAACCAATGCAGGTAGATCATCATGCTTTGAAATCCGAGTCATTAATGCATCGGCTTCTTGGCATGTGAGCGTTGTGCTTAGAAGTAATTCTAACATGGGATGAACGCTCCGTTCCGCGACTTACTTGCGTCTCCTTTCAGAGATGAACGACGAGACTATTATAGTCCTTGTTGCTATTTATGTCAACATCGTTGCTACAACAGGGTTTTGTATCATGGCGAACCCTACAGACCAAAAAATTGCCGGGATTTTTTTCCCCGATATTTTGGATTATTTTTTCGATTTTGGTTTTGCCTTTTCATAACCCCAGGTCTTAGGGTTAGCAGTACCAGGTCCGAAGTCAATACACTTCAGATCTTTTCCAAACTTATCATAGTAACAATCAAAGAGCTTAACCTTTTTACCACACCTAGCAATGTCAGTCTGAGTGACACCATTGACGACATATGTAACTGTGTATGCATCGTTAGGAAGTGTCTTGTCATTAAGTTGCATGCGGGTGGCATTAACATGAAGTACAGACACTCCATAAACTTCTTTGCATCCTAGAAGTTCATCTTCTGACCAGGCATTAGAATCATTCACGGGATCCCCAGATGATGTCGGGGTAGGCTTCTTTAACAGTGTTGTGGGTGATTTTGTATTTTTTTCCAAGTTGCTTATCCTTTACTAAACAAAGACACTCTGCTTCATCGGGATGAAGTGATTCCAAAAGTTGAATAAACATTGACTCTCTACGCGTGGTTTTGAGAGCATCATTACCACCCTTCACGAAGTTGTAGAGAATCCTGTACTGACTGTTCAGTCTACTTACACCATCACCAGTTGTATTTTCATTGGGTGTGTAAGGGACTTCACCATCAGGTAATGCAGATTCAATACATTCATCAAAGTTCCAAACAAACAAATGAACGAGTGCTGGATTCTTATACTCCTGAAGGATAGCAATCTTTTCTGCTTTAGTTTTTGCGCTTGAAACCTTTTGAAATACTTCAGTTACAAGGGGGTTGGGTGGTAATTTTTTAGCCATAATTATACTCCAAAATAATTAATCTTCTTCATCAGTGTCATCATCATATGTAAATCTGAATGAAATTAGTGAATCGGGAAGAACATTTCCATCCTCATCATACATCTCTGGATGCATAGTTGGTTGTGGTTCTTGATTATACAACAAATATTCTCTTGCTGTCCATCCAATTACCCCACCAACAAAAAACGACGTGATCGCAAACAACGATCCTACAAAAATACTTAGTGTTAGCATTGTGTTCTCCTCTGTGGAACTTGGTTGCTCCACTCAAATGGAACAACCACTTTACTTAAAGTGTGAGTTGTTCCTCCATAACTTAAAAATTATTTATACCATTATAACAGATCTTTTTCCTGAAGGTACTGCAGTGTATCTTTGAATCCACCAATGTGCTCACTGTCAATAGAAACCTGAGGAAATGTAGAACCTTCACCAAATTCAGCATAGAATTGATCTTTGGTGAAGTCTTTCTGATACTTATACTCTAGGTAATCTATTTTAAGAGTTTCAAATAACATTTTGACTCTCTCACACCACTGACAATTATCTTTTGAGTAAAATACTGCTTTCATTTCTGTTTGAATCATTTTCATTTACTTCAGTGAAATATCTAGCCAGGGAAGCAATGGATCTATTGCTCCGACTAGTCTGAGAAGACCGTCAGCAAAAAGAGCAAGAACCACCCACCCAACACACATACTAATAATTGAAGCATTACGATTGTGCCTTCTGATAGCGGCATCGATCATCTCCTGACACTCTTCTTTAGTTATATGAGATACTGGTTTGATCTCATTCATCCGATGTGCCATCCTCATTATACCAGAAGTCTTCCCAGTCTTTTTGTGAGTCGGTTACATCTTCTATCATTGGAGGTTCGTACAAAGGACAAGGTTCTTCGAAAAGATGTTGCATTCTGAGTTGCTTAATCCTTTCTCTGAGTTGTTTGTGAAACTCTACTTCCATGGTTTACCCATTACCCAGGTTACTAGTGCGCATCTCATACCCTTAGTGACAGGAGTAACTTTATGCATTTGAAAACTTGGGAATAAAACCATGGCACCCTTCTGACGTAAGTGCTTTACTTTATATGGTTGCTCTTCACCATTGTCTCCAAACACATCCATCAAATATCTTGGATCTGAGAATAGTAAATCACCACCCTCAAATTCATCAGGATCAGACAAACAAATAGAGATGCTAATCTTACGAATGTTACCGTCGTATCCAGGCTCATCAGGTGTCTTATATACACCCCATGAGTCCGATGGACCATCAACATGCCAATCGTAATGATCACCTACATTATACTCAGTGTACTGAAGTCCTTCAATACCTTCAATATCCCACTTCCAACCTGCTAATTGGTTAGCTTGGAAGACAAAATCTTTCAGACGGTCATAGATCCATGGTGTATTTAACCAAGAAATTTTACAATCTCTCACTTCTGTTTTGGAATTCACACCAATTCTAAGTTCCTCATCAAAAGCCAAATTCTCAACTGCATCTCTGTCAGCAGCAGATGTAACAATCCTTGGTTTGGTTGCTTCTGGATTGGCAAAAGCTTTCCTTTTACCAAGCCTAATAATCTCTTCACACTCTTCATCTGTGAATGCTTGATTAAAATACCAATAAGGGACTCTTAGTTGCATGTAAATAAATCCTATCTAAGTTCATCATCGGAATAAAACCCCGATGCAAATATCAAAATCCAAAGAATATTCACAATTATAATTGCTAGATCTAGCCTTGTCAAGTAACGTCAGTCTTGGTTGCTGTCTGACTACCTGCTGCATCAGTCAATGAGGTTGTCACAGAAGTCAAAGGAGTTGCAGTATTAGTAGAGAAAGATGTATTACTAAAGTCTGAAGTGCTTCTTTGTGTCAATGTAGATTCTTCATATTCATAGACACCATAAGTTCCTGTCTTACTACCATCTTTAGGCAACTTAAGAAGCAGAGCCTTATTATCAGCATCTGATCCAGCAATATACATGTAGTAAGCATTCACCTTGACACCCCAGAACCTGACCTCGGCATTAGTTCTACCAAAGGTACGTTGCCAGATAAGATTTCCACACTTATTAAACTTACAGATAAGTCCAGAATACCAAGGATTTCCTGCATCGAAAGCAGGACCGTCAGACTTAGTGCCACCAACAACGTAGATATCACCAGCAGGATCTACTGATATAGCCCATCCAAAATCATCATTTGAACCACCAACCTGTGCTCTGAATCCATAATATGATCCACTGTTTATGTATTGATTCAAATAAAGATCAACATTAGTACCAGTCTGTCCAGTACCATATGCTTGATTCAGAATATCTACAGCGCATCCATGAGATGTAGCACCAGATCCACCATCAGAAGCTACTTGCCAAGCCAATGATCCAGCACTACTCCACCTTGACATTACCACTTTGTCATAGGTGTGTCCGTGTGGATTCATTGAGGTATGATGATAAAAAGCATTAGTGCCATCAAAAGCTACTGATCCACCAGTTCTACCATCATGTGCATCACTTCCAAAGGCTGCGTTGAATGAGATAGATCCATCCTTATCAAAACAAGCAATCAGAGAGTCTCCAAGTTGACCTGAAATTGGATCAGGACCACCCTTCCACCCATCAGCAAGAACCCTATCATTGGAATCAATATCAAAACCTCTTACACCACCAGTTCCAGATCCAGCAAGACTTCCTCTACGTTGCCACTGTATAACTCCACTACTATTATACTTTGCAAACAAGATGCCATCAGGTGTCTGTCCACCAAAGTAAACATTGCCATCAGATCCAACTTTAACACCTTGGAAAAAGTCATTACCAGCACTACTTAATGTTCTTTGCCATTGAACAGTTCCTGCATTGTTAAACTTCATAGCAATGGCATCATTACTATTACTATCAATAATTCCTCCTACGTAAATGTCTCCCGTGTTATCGTTACAATCAACACCATACATGGCAGGTATTGATCCACCAGTGACAACCTGAATCCAATAAGACTCTCCTGCAGGTGATCCTGGAGTAGCAAGATCATACTTGTTGACTGTGATATTAGGATCTAATTGAGTTGTAGTAAGAGTATAATCTGTTGGTGTATATGCGGTTGCACCAACGTTTGAATTGCTACCATTAGCAGCACTTTGAGAGGCTAGTGTGATGAAATTGGATGATGTGTACTGATAATTACCATACGTACCATGTCCTGTGCCATCTGAAGGGACTCTCCAAAGCAACATAACATAATTACTTGCTGCAGATAACTGAGTAAACTCAGACACGCTAAGGAGTGTGAGAAAACCACCATGCTCATGCAAATACATCTTTGTTCCAGCTTTTCCTACCTCATCGTCACCAGCACAACCAACAAATTTATTCTGCCATACAACAGCTCCTGTTGTAGCATTGAATTTAATCAAATTCACAACATCTAAAGAAGAGTGAATTGCAGCAGTAATATATGTCCCATCAAATACGTATGAATTTGCATAATCATAACCTGTTTGTTGGTTAGGAGTGGTATCGGTAACATTCCATCCAGCCACATGAGTCAATGAACTGTTATACAAGAAGTAAGCACGGACACTAGAACCAGTGGTAATGCGTCCGTGAGTCACCACACTTGATCCATCTGTCTCTACTCCAGAGTAGTACCACAAATTACTATAGGTTCCAATGTAGGTATTTCTGATAGAAACAAGTGTATCAGCTGCCATATTAGTTTTTAAAATGGCAGAATATCCATGCTGTCCAACGTTAGGAGTAAAGGTAACTCCTCCTCCAATCTGCATGAAGAAATGACTTCCTGCCTTCTTGATGTGTCGGCAACTACATGAGGACAAACCATCAGGACCACCATTCCAAGCTCTATTAGAAGTTCTAGATCCATCACTTTCATCAAAGGTATATGATGGACCCTTGGACTGTCCACCAGGTGGATATGGTAAGTTATATGCAAAGTATCCAGCCATTACTGGATCTTGATCACCATTGAAATCTACATCATAACAATAGTTGGCAACACCTTGGCTAGGATAAGCCCATCTAGTTTGCCACTGAAGAACACCATCAGTGTTCAGTCTCATCATAAACGCATTAGTAGTATATCCTAAGCTTGAACTATTAGCATTACCAACCATGTATAAGTTATCATTACTATCAAATCTGAGACTCTCAACATAAGTGTTAATGACTACACTACTATCAGTAAGTCCTTTCTCCCAAACCAACTCACCAAGAGTATTAAACTTGGCAAGGTAGATAGAACTAGTAACAGTTGCATTTACATATCTTCCAGCTGCTATGTAAATATTACCCGTAGAATCGGTTGCCTGAGAATAGTAAGTGTTGGCATTTCTGAATGGATTATTCGTGCCTCCAATGATAACCATCCACTGATCAGAGGCACCAGAGTGAAACCTCTCCCAGTTATTATTGACTTTAATGTATGCCTCAGTTGCTTGCTGCCAAATAGAATTGGCATCTTTGACGTAGAGTTGTTTGGCTTCCTTCCAAGCTCCACCTTCTTTCAAATAAAAAGCCATTTATCTATCCTGTGAAATACCAGATGTCACCATTGTTTCCGATTGCATTACCTCCTGGTGTAGAAGCAGCAGAGACGTAATAAACACCATAGGCATTACTCGTCGAACCAATCGTCACAGTGACATTTTTAGTACCAGTCTGAACAAAGGGACTGATGCCACCATAATTATCTAATGCTACCGTAACTCCAGTTGTTACACCAGATAATTTATCACCATCACCATAGTAAGTAACAGCAAAACCTGGTCTCGCAGTTACAATACCAGATATTTCAATACCAGTTCTTGCAGTGATCAAACCTACAGAGTCAATGTTGGTTACATCTTCATAAGTCAATGTACCACCAACACTTAAGTTGCCAGTGACTGTACCACTAGTTGCTACTAAGTTTACTGTATTAATTGTGTTGAACTGTGCTGTACCAGATGTCTGAGTGACATTACCTTCCAGATTTCCTACAAATTTAGTTGTAGCAGTAATAGTTGTACCAATAATACCTGGTGATCCAACTAATTTTTCTGCTCCAGTTGCCACACCAGTGACATTACCTGTTACATTACCCTCTAGATTTCCAACGAATTTATTTGTTGCATTTACTCTTCCTGCAGTAAGAACATTAACACCTTCAATATAATCAGGGGACTTGTTAATAGTAATTGATCCAGTGCCAAAGGTTGTTACACCTGTGATTCTTGCATTACCACTGACCATCAGTGCAGTAGTTGAACCACCAACAACTACACCAGGGAAGGTAGACAAACCTACCTGCATTCCCAAACTAGATGTATTACCAACACCCAACTCAGAGTCAAGCCCAGTTGGTCCACCTCCACCTCCTCCTGATGCAGCAGGTACACCCAGAAGTTCAAAGAATGTATCTTTGACTGTTGATTTTACAATAAGTTTTTGCTCTTCAGCAACATACAAGTCTTGAATTGTATAGTTACCACCAGGAACAATGTTCTGATTGGCAATAATCCAACCATTATCAATCGAAGAACTCTGACTGCTAGCAAGACCAACAGAAACCTTACCAACCTCATAGGAAAGGTTGTTGATTCCCAAGGTAAATGCAAGATCTACCTCTGGTTGAGCAATAGTAATCAGTGTGCCTTTGTTGGCATCTGTAGTCTGAGCAGAAAGAGTAGTCTGTGTACTAATACCAGTGGTAGATCCTCCACCAACTGCCATGACTAAGAAAGAAACTCCCGCAGGTGTAGATTGAACTACAAGAGTCTCTGTGTAATCAATATATAACTTTTCTTCTTCAATTACATCCAGTGGTCCAACACTATTGAACCTATTAACATACCTTGTACTTACACCATCAGTTGTGATGCCAATAGAATACTTTGCCGCAGTATTATTATGGTTGTTGACATAAACAGTCAGGTTTTCATAACCATCTGCAGAGGTATAGATCCCAACTGGAACTGGATTGGTAGTTTTTATCGATGCCAGTTTTCCAAAAGACACTATTATTACCTGAGATACCGTCTAGATATTTATGTGTTATAATGAGTGAAAGGCTAGGAAAGATGATTATACTGACTGGACATCAAGGATTTATTGGAACACATTTTAAGAGAGCATTGTGGGAGAAGTCCGTCTATCTTGTAGAGCAAGATACCTGCTACAAGTTCTTGAAGCATTTTGATAACTGGGATAGAGTAACCAAGATCATTCATCTTGGTGCCATCTCATCTACAACTGAGACTAACTTGAATAAGATTCATAACTTTAACACCAAGTTTAGCACAAAACTATTCAAGAAAGCAATCAAGCATAAGATTCCTGTGAAGTATGCCTCATCAGCATCTGTCTATGGAAACTCACAAGATCGTAGTATCAATCCATTGAACTACTATGCACTGTCTAAGGCAACTGTAGATTACTGGGTGCAAGATCACATGGATGAATTCAAAAGTATTCAAGGCTTCCGATTCTTCAATGTGTATGGTAGGTATGAAGATCGCAAAGGCAATCAAGCAAGTCCTGTCTCCAAGTTCACCAAAGAGGTGAGAGAGACTGGTCAAATTACTTTGTTTGAAGGTTCGGATAATTTCTACAGGGACTTTG